GACCATCGAGGAGGTCGCCTTCGACTGGGGCCTCAAGGTCAAGACGAAGGAGAGCGACAAGGAGGTCGAGTTCTACAGCGGCGGCCAGTACCGCAGCACGACCATCTGCCGCTCGATGGAGAAGCCTCAGACCATCGTGGGTTTCAAAATCGGGCACGGCCTTGTGGACGAACTCGATGTTCTGCCCAAGCTCAAGGCCGAACACGCCTGGCGCAAAATTATCGCCCGGATGCGCTACAGCGTACCCGGGCTCAAGAACGGTGTAGACGTCACCACGACGCCGGAGGGGTTCAAGTTCGTCTATCAGCAGTTCGTGAAGCAGTTGCGCGAGAAGCCGGCGCTGAACGACATGTACGGCCTGGTGCAGGCCAGCACGTTCGACAACGAGCTGAACCTGCCGCCGGACTACATCCCGTCGCTTAAGGAGTCGTACCCCGAGCAGTTGATCATGGCCTACCTGAACGGCCAGTTCGTCAACCTGACGTCCGGGACGATCTACACCGCCTACGACCGCAAGCTGAACGGCAGCCAGGAGACAATCCAGCCTGGCGAGGCCCTGTTCATCGGCATGGACTTCAACGTCGGCAAGATGTCGGCCATCGTCCACGTCAAGCGCCTGGGGCTGCCCCACGCTGTCGACGAGATCATCAACGGCTACGACACGCCGGACATGATCAAGCAGATCAAGGAGCGCTACTGGCTCTACGACGGCGACGAATACCGCAACACCCGCCAGATCCGGGTCTACCCCGACGCCTCGGGCGACTCTCGTAAGTCCGTCAGGGCAAGCGAGACCGACATCTCCCTGCTCAAGCAGGCCGGCTTTATCGTCTCAGCCCCGGGCGCAAACCCGCCGGTGAAAGACCGCATCAACTCCATGAACGCTATGTTCTGTAACGCCGCCGGACAGCGCCGGTACCGCGTCAACGCCGACAAGTGCCCGACCTATGCCGATGACCTCGAGCAGCAGATCTGGAACGACCAGGGCGAGCCGGACAAGAAGCAGGGCAACGACCACCGGCCAGACGCCGGCGGCTACTTCATCCACAAAGAGTACCCAATCAACAAGTACTCCCTCGCAGGTGTTTCCTAATGGGCGTAGTCCGATACCTCAGCGACAAGCTGGTGAACCTGGTGGCGAACCTGGGAACCGAGCGCGACAAGGCTGCAGGATCGGTCTATGCGCCTGTTTTCCTGACCGATGAGGAGCTGAGCAACGCCTACCGCGGGGCATGGCTACCGCGAAAGATCGTAGATATCCCACCGCTCGACGCCACCCGGCGCTGGCGTGGCTGGCAGGCCACCAAGGACCAGATCGAGAAGATTGAGGCCGAAGAGAAGCGCCTCGACCTGCGCCGCAAGGTGAAACAGGCCCTGACCCGGGCCCGACTCTTCGGCGGCTCGGCCATCTTCATCGGCACCGGTGAGCGTGACACATCGACGGCGCTCAACCCTGCGCGCATCGGGAAGGGCGGAATCAAGTACCTGACCGTCTTGAGCAAGCGCAAGCTATCCCCTGGAGACATCGAGCAGGACCCTCAGTCGGAGCTGTTCGAAAAGCCGAAGTGGTACACGCTGAACGGTAGCCAGCTGAAGGTTCATCCGTCGCGCCTGATCATCTTCATCGGCGCCGAGCTGCCAGACCCTGAGGTTGACGCTGTCGTCGACTACGGCTGGGGCGATTCGGTGCTCCAGGCTGTGTTCGATGCCATCAAGCAGTCCGATGGCACTAACGCCAACGTGGCGAGCCTGGTCTTTGAGGCCAAGGTCGACGTCATCAAGATCCCCGACTTCATGCAGCAGCTGCAGGACCCAGGCTTCGAGAAGCAAGTGCTGGAACGCATCCGCCTGGCGGCCATGGCCAAGGGCATCAACGGCACGCTGCTGCTGGATGCGGCAGAAGACTACGACAGCAAGCAGGCGAGCTTCGGCGGCCTGCCCGACGTTATCGACCGCTTCCTCCAGGCAGTAGCTGGCGCCGCTGATATCCCGGCCACTCGCCTCCTGGGGCAGTCGCCGTCGGGCCTGAGCGCTACTGGCGAGTCTGACCTGCGCAACTACTACGACCGCATCCAGGCCATGCAGGAGCTGGATGTCGGGCCTTCGCTGGCCCTGGCCGACGAATGCCTCATCCGCTCCGCGCTGGGCAGTCGAGACAAGAAGATCCACTACATCTGGAACCCTCTGTGGCAGCCGACCTCAACCCAGCAGTCCGAGAACAGCAAACGATCCGCCGAGACGGTCAAGATCCTCAAGGAGACCGGCCTGTTCCCTGATGAGGCGCTGAGCAAGGCAGCCACCACCATGCTGGTCGAACAGAGCGTTCTGCCCGGCCTGGAGGCGGCCATCGAGGAATACGCCTCGCAGCTGCCGGACGAGGAAGAGGAGGGCGACGAGCCGGTCAACACGTTACCAGCCCGATCCTCGACGATCACCGATGCCGCGCCGCGCCCACTGTACGTGCAGCGCAAGGTCACCAACGGCTCCGACATCCTGGCATGGGCCAAGGCCCAAGGCTTCGAGACTACGGTGTCGGCGGATGACCTGCACGTCACCATCGCATACAGCCGGCAGGCGTTGGACTGGATGAAGGTTGGTGGCGATTGGGGTGGCCGGCAGGATGGCGGATTGACCGTCGCCCCGGGCGGCGCGCGCTTGGTCGAGCCTCTGGGAAGCGAAGGCGCTGTCGTACTGCTGTTCAACTCGTCCGAACTGGCCTGGCGTCACATGCAGATCCGTGAAGCCGGCGCCTCGTGGGATTACGAGGAGTACCAGCCGCACGTGACCATCACCTACGCCGCTGGCGATCTCGACCTAAGCAAGGTCGAGCCGTACCGCGGGAAGATCGAATTCGGGCCGGAAATCTTCGAAGACCTGTAGCCCTGAGGTAAACCATGATCCTTCAAGACTCTGTCACCGCTTCCAATGTGCGGCGGACGGCTGACGGCTACCTTGTGGCCGAGGCCAGGGTCGCGCGCACCGGCATTCAGGACTACCTCGGCACCGAGATCGATCCTGACAACGAGCACGGCCTGCGCGACAAGCCCATCGTCAAGGTGTATCGGCCTGAAAGCTCGGTGTTCCACAAAGACGCCATGCAGTCCTATGCCTACCGGCCAATGACCAACGGTCACCCTGGTGGTGAGGGCGTGAATTCCAAGAACTGGAAAGACCACGCCATCGGCCAGACCGGTGGCGAGGTGATTCGCGACGGCGAGTTCATCAAGGTGCCGCTGGTGTTGATGGATGCCAAGGCCATCGACGACTACGAGGCAGGAAAGCGCGAGCTGTCCATGGGCTACGGCGCCGAAGTGGTTTTTCAGGACGGAAAGACCCCCGAGGGCGAGCACTACGACGTGTACCTCGGCCCCATGAAAATGAATCACCTCAGCCTGGAGCATCGCGCTCGAGGCGGCGAGAAGCTTCGCATCGGTGACAACGACCCCACACCCCCAAAAGGAGGCCATCACATGGCTGATTCCCTGCGCACGGTCATTGTTGATGGCCTGTCCGTTCAAACCACCGACCAGGGCGCCCAGGCGATCGACAAGCTGACCAAGCAGCTGGCCGACGCGGGCGTCAACATCAAGACCCTGACCGACGCGCACGCTGTGGCCCTGGCGGCCAAGGACAGCGAGCTGGCCAAGAAGGACGACGAGATCACCAAGCTGAAAGCAGCTGTTCTCAGCGATGCGGATCTCGACAAGCGCGTTCAGGCGCGCGCTGACCTGGTGACCAAGGCCAAGTCCATCGCTGACGCTGACTACACCGGCAAGGGCGATGCCGAGATCCGCAAGGCCGTGGTCATTGCCAAGCTGGGCGACGCCGCCATCGCTGGCAAGACCGAAGCGTACATCGACGCTCGCTTCGACCTACTGGTCGAGGACGCCGCGAAGAACCCGGCTGGCGACCCGTTCCGCCAGCACATGATCCATCAGGACAGCAAGACCACCGGCGACGACGCTGAAAAGGCGCGCCTGCAGATGATCGCTGACATGCAAACCGCCCACCGCCCGGCCCAGGCCTAAGGAGAACCAGCGATGGCTACCTACCAAACCACTTATACCAATGCCCCGGCCAAGGGCCTGGTCGGCCAGATCGCGAGCGAGGAGAAGTGCAACAAAATCTCCCGCACCGTCGAGAACGCTGAGGGTATTCGCTTCGGCGCTCCGGTCCAGCGCGGCTCGGGCGACCATGGCGTCGTTCCGTTCTCCGCTGGCG